GGGCCTGGCCGTCGCCAGCGTGCCGGAAACCTACAAACCCCTCTTGGCCGAGGGGGCAGGACGACACCAGGTTATTCGCATTTGGCTTGCGGTTAGCAGTACGACCAGCGTGCAACTGACCGCTGACCCGTCCGTTATCGTCGCCACGGCCGCCGAACTGAAAAAGGCACAGGACGCCGCGCAGGACTACACCGACGGCGTGGCCGGTACGCTGACCGAAACCTTAAAGACAGCCCTGGCTGATGCAATGAAAACCGCTATCCGCGACGTGTGGGAAGACGATAACCCAGTAGGCACGGTGCGATTATTTCAGCAAAAGATAGACCCGAATGTTAAATGGCCGTGGTCAACATGGCGCTACTTGGGTGAAAACAAAACGCTTCGCCTGGGAAAACAGGATGGTAGCGCCGTGCTCACCACGGGCGGCGCGGACAGCATCCAGTTGGGTAAAGATAATCTGCCGAATGTGCAAATTGATATCAGCGGTAAGGCCGAGTCTGTCGATTTGGGAACCAAAAAGGCCGCTGCGGCTGGCGGGCATATTCATAAAGGCGGGTTGCTCGCGCCTGGCAATGAATACTCAAAGACGCCTATTGGTTCTAACAATCAGGTTGATGTGTCTTTAAGAAATACGGACGCCGCGCCCGATCATGAGCATGACGTTTATATCGGCCAGCATGACCATATTGTAAACGGCAAAACGTCGGCGCTCGGTAACGGCAGCAGCATTAATATCACCAACAGCTTTATCAAGTTGATGGGCTGGTATCGCACCGCCTGACCCCGCTCTCTCTCTTTCGTTGTGCCACTGCTGGAACATCCCGAACAAGGTGCCTCACATGAGGGGGCGCGGCATCCTAACCGCACCCCTCATGATGGAGCAATACAGATGCCTGATTTTCATCACGGTGTGCGAGTTGTAGAAATTAACGACGGCACGCGCACTATCTCGACCGTTTCAACGGCAGTTATCGGCATGGTGTGTACCGCCGAAGATGCCGACGCCGCAACATTCCCGCTCAATACGCCCGTGCTTATCACCAACGTGCTGAGCGCGACCGCTAAAGCAGGCACAAAGGGCACGCTGTCTGCTGCGCTGCTTGCCATTTCCGAACAGTCCAAGCCGGTGACCGTGGTTGTGCGCGTGGCCGAAGGCACGACCGATGCGGAAACGACCTCCAATGTTATTGGCAAGACCGACGAAAACGGACGCTATACCGGCATGAAAGCGCTGCTAAGCGCCCAGGCAGAGGTCGGCGTAAAACCGCGCATCCTTGGCGTGCCAGGTCTGGACAATCAGGAAGTGGCGACCGCGCTGGCGTCCGTCTGTCAGCAACTGCGCGCCTTTGGCTATGTCTTTGCGTGGGGCTGTAAAACCATCACCGAGGTCATGGCCTACCGCGAAAATTTCAGCCAGCGCGAGTTAATGCTGATTTGGCCGAACTTTGTCAGCTGGAACACCACGGCCAACAAATCGGAAACCTCCTTTGCGGTATCGCGCGCGTTAGGACTGCGCGCCAAAATCGACCAGGACACAGGCTGGCATAAAACCCTGTCCAACGTTGGCGTGAACGGCGTCACCGGCCTGTCGGCAAGCGTCTTCTGGGATTTGCAGACCGTCGGCACCGATGCGGATTTGCTTAACCAGACAGACGTCACCACGCTTATTCGCAAAGACGGCTTTCGCTTCTGGGGTAACCGTACCTGTTCAGACGATCCGCTGTTCCAGTTTGAGAGCTACACCCGCACCGCGCAGATTATCGCCGACACGATGGCCGAGGCGCACATGTGGGCGAACGACAAGCCCATGACCCCGACGCTGGTTAAGGATTTGATTGACGGCATCAATGCCAAATTCCGCGAGCTGGTGAACGGCGGTTATCTGCTGGGGGCGAACTGCTGGTATGACGACACCGCCAACGATAAAGACACCCTCAAGGCGGGCAAGCTGTTTATTGATTATGACTACACGCCCGTTCCCCCTCTCGAAGACCTCACGCTACGCCAGCGCATCACCGATTCGTATCTGGTGAACTTCGCCGCGTCCATCGCCAGCAATTAAGGAGCTGTAAATCATGGCTTTGCCAAAGAAACTAAAACTCATGAACCTGTTCAACGATGCCAACAGCTATCAGGGCATCGTGTCATCCATCACGCTGCCCAAGCTGACCCGCAAGCTTGAAAACTATCGCGGCGCAGGCATGAACGGCGCGGCACCGGTTGACCTCGGGCTGGATGATGATGCGCTCTCGGTCGAATGGTCGATGGGCGGCATTGATGAACTGGTACTGTCTCAGTGGGGCAGCGCCAAGATTGCAGGCGTCCCGCTGCGTTTTGCCGGTTCCTACCAGCGTGACGACACTGGCGAAACCGGGGCGGGGGAAATCGTCATGCGCGGGCGCCACAAAGAAATTGATTTTGGCGATGCCAAGCAGGGCGAGGACACCGAAACCAAAATTTCTACCGTGTGCACCTACTACAAACTCACGATGGGCGGCAAAGAGCTGATTGAGGTCGATACCGTCAACCTGATTGAAAAGGTTAACGGTGTGGATGTGTTGGCCGAACACCGCAAAAACATCGGCCTGTAATGTTCACAGCCAGCGGGTCGCCGCTGGCCTTACCCCTTTTAGAAAAGAGACATAAATCATGGAAAAGAAAGACAACGTTGTGACGCTTGAAACCCCCATCAAGCGCGGAGAAATCGAAATCAGCCAGGTAGAAATCATCAAACCCAACGCCGGAGCACTGCGCGGCGTCGGGCTGGCCGCCGTGGCAAATGCCGACGTTGACGCGCTGCTGATTGTCCTGCCGCGCATCACGCTGCCAAACCTGACCAAAGATGAAGTGAGCAAAATGGACCTGTCCGACCTTGTGGCACTGGCGGGCGCGGTGATTGGTTTTTTGTCGCCGAAGTCGGAGAGATAGAGTGGCCTCGCGGCCTGACGGTTAATGACCTGATGGCCGACATTGCGATTTTATTTCACTGGCCGCCCTCTGAAATGTTCGACATGACGCTGGCTGAGGTATTGGAGTGGCGTCACAAAGCCCTTTTGCGAAGCGGGAAAACTGATGAGTAACAGCTTAAAACTGCAGGTTTTGCTTAAAGCCGTTGACCAGGCAAGCCGCCCCTTTAAAGCCATTCAAAACGCGACGAAAACCCTCACCGGCGACATCCGCGGCACGCAAGAAAACCTCAAGGCGCTGAATGCGCAGGCCGCCAAAATCGACGGCTTTCGTAAAACCAGCGCACAGCTCGCCGTTACCAGTCAGGCACTGAAAAAGGCCAAAGAGGACACGGCCGCGCTGGCGATGGAGGTCAGAAACTCCGAGAACCCGAGTAAGGCCCAGGTGCGATTACTGGAATCGGCCAAGCGGGCAACGGCCGAGCTGCAGACCAAACAAAACGGCCTTAGGTTGTCCGTGCAGCAGCAACGCGGAGCGCTCGACGCGGCGGGCATCTCGACCAAAAAACTCAGCTCGGAACAGCAGCGGCTCAAGGCCAGCGCCGACACGGCAAGCAGCAGCCTTGCCAGGCAAAAGCAACAGCTGGCGAGCCTGAGCCAAAAGCAGGAGCAGTTAAACCGCGTCAGCGAGCGCTACCGAAAAGGTCAGGAGCTGCCCGGCAAAGTGCGCGGCGCAGGCGCGGCCGGTATCGGCATGGCAACGGTCGGCGCGGTGGCGGAGATGGCGATTCTCAAACCAGGCTATGAGTTTGCACAAAAAAACTCAACGCTGCAGGCGACGCTCGGATTAGAAAAACAGTCGCCAGAAATGCAGGCACTTCGCACCCAGGCGCGCCAGATTGGTGATAACACGGCGGCCTCCGCGGATGATGCAGCCTCGGCGCAAAACATCATTGCCAAGGGCGGCGGTGACGTGAAAGCGATCATGGCCGCGACGCCGGTCACACTCAATATGTCTCTGGCTAACGAGCGGTCGATGGAGGAAAACGCCAGTCTCTTAATGAGCAGTAAAAACGCCTTTGGTCTGGCGAATGAACAGGTCGCGCACCTGGGCGATGTAATTTCCTCGACGCTGAATAAAACGGCCGCGAACTTTGACGGGCTGAGTGATGCGCTGACCTATATCGCACCGGTGGCGAAAAATGCCGGTGTCAGTGTCGAGCAAACGGCGGCAATGGTTGGCGCGCTGGCTGATAAAGGGGTAACCGGCAGCATGGCCGGAACCGGAACGCGTGCAATGTTGATGCGTCTCCAGGCACCCACCGGCGAGGCATTTAAGGCTATTAAAGAGCTAAAGGTGAAGACCGCCGACGGCAAGGGCAATATGCGGCCCATGTTCACTATCTTGAAGGAAATCAAAAAATCCTTTGATAAAAACAAGCTCGGTACGGCGCAGCAGGCCGAGTACATGAAAACCATTTTCGGGGAGGAAGCAGCAGCCTCGGCAGCGATCCTCCTGGAGGATGCGCGTAGTGGGAAGTTAGACCAGCTGACAAAAACGCTACAGCATTCTGACGGCAGTACGGAAAATTTGGTCAAAATAAAACAGGACAATCTCGGGGGCGATTTTAAAGAATTTCAATCTGCCTATGAGGCCATAGGGATTGACCTTTTTGACCAGCAAGAAAGCAGCCTGCGAAAGTTAACGACGGATGTGACGGAGCTACTGCTTAAATTTGATGGCTGGATAAAGAAAAACCCTGTTTTAGCTGGCGGTATCGCGAAAGCAGCCTCTGCAGGGTTGATTCTGGTCGGCGTGCTCGGCGCTATTGGGTTAGTCGCTTGGCCGGTGATTACGGGCTTTAACCTCCTGATGGCAGGGGCGGGCATGCTTGGAACGGCGTTTAGTATTGCAGGCGGAACTATTGGCACAGTGTTTGGCGCGATTAGTTTCC